TTAATTCGGTGCCCCAAACACCACGCCGGCCTGATCCGCCCACGGCAATCCCGCGCACTCCGACAACTGCATCACAGTCACGACCGAAACCTCGCGACCAAACACCAGCCGCTTCAACACCTCAGGCGCGAGATATGCCAATCTCAGCTGCCTGCTGACATGGCGCTCTGCCAGATTCAAGGCGATGGCCAAATCGCGCACCGTCCCAAACTCGCCGGCTTCCATCCGCCGCCGCCAACCCCATGCGCGGCCGATGGCACGCAAGATGTGCGGATCTTGGGTGTTATCCTCGCTGGGCAGGTAGTCCGCGGGCGGCAGGATCTTCGGCCGCCCATTCTTTCTTCTGACCTTGAGGGGCACGAAGACCTGAATGGTGTCGGGTTCGCCCATCACGCTGCTGCCACCAGCGGACGCGGCGTCATCAGATCTCGCATAACACCGGCGATGCCAGCCGTGCGCAGGTCGATGACAAGCCCTTCAGCGGTCACCGTGACGCGCCTGACAAGCAACTGAACGATGCGGGCCTGTTCGCCCGGAAAGAGCTGATCCCAAAGCTTGGGAAACTGCTGGAGCGCCTCGATGGCCTCTGCCTCGGGTATATCCTCGCGGTCCAGTGCAGCAATGACCTGTGCCGTGGTTTCTGGCGTGCGCAGGACACGGCGGATTTCCGTGATGACGGCTGCCTCAGCGGTGTCGGCCGGCAAACGTCTCGGGATGCCATCCTCGGGTGTCTCCCGATTTTTCAGAAGGTCCATGGACACGTAGTAGCGATACCGGCGCGTGCCCTTCTTGGTGCTGGATGGCGTCATGGCTGCGCCGGTGGCAGTGAACAGCAACCCCTTCAGAAGTGCAGGCGTTTGCGTTCGGCTGTTGTTCGCCCGCTTGCGGGGGCTTTCACTCATGATGTCATGCACCTGTTCCCAAAGTCGAGGGTCGATAATGGCTTCATGCTCACCGGGATAGGATTTGCCTTTATGGACAGCCTCGCCGCGATAGACGCGATTGTTAAGCAGGCGATAGAGGTAGCCCTTATCGACCAGCGTGCCTTGCTTGTTGCGGAACCCCTCGCTGCGCAACTCGCGGGCCAGAACAGTCGCGGATCCTATTGCCACAAAACGTTCAAACACCATGCGGACCTTGGCGGCTTCTTCTTCGTTCACCACCAACTTACGGTCGATGACATCATAACCGAGGGGCACATAGCCGCCCATCCACATACCCTTCATGCGGGAGGCCTTCACCTTGTCGCGAATACGCTCTGCGGTGACCTCGCGCTCGAACTGTGCGAAGCTGAGTAGGATATTCAGCGTCAGCCGCCCCATCGACGTCGTCGTGTTGAACGACTGGGTGACAGAGACGAAGGTCACGCCATTCCGATCGAACACCTCGACCAGTTTGGAAAAGTCCATAAGCGAGCGGCTGAGACGGTCGATTTTGTAAACGACAACGACGTCGACCAACCCGTCCTCGATATCAACAAGCAGTTGCTGCAGGGCAGGGCGCTCCAGTGTTCCGCCAGAGATGCCGCCATCGTCATATTGATCGCGCACCAAGACCCAGCCTTCGGAGCGTTGGCTCGCGATATAGGCCTCGCAGGCCTCCCGCTGGGCGTGGAGCGAGTTGAACTCCTGCTCGAGGCCTTCCTCACTCGATTTGCGGGTGTAGATGGCGCAACGCAGGCGGCGGGTGGGTTTTGTCGGAACGTTCGTCATGCCTCACCTCGCTTCCGCTCACGCAGTCCAAAGAAGCGGTAGCCGTTCCAGCGCGTTCCGGTGATGGCGCGGGCGACAGCCGACAGCGACTTGTAGCGCTGTCCTCTCCAATCGAAGCCGTCTTTCAGCACAGTCACCGTATGGGTAACACCATCCCATTCGCGGATGAGCTTGGTCCCGACCACCGGGTTACGCGGATCTGCAATCTGGGCCTTGCGCGTCAGCGTGCCTTCGACTTCGTCTGCCAGCAGGTCCAGCATGCGGCGTGTCTGCTTGTCCGGGCCACCATAGGTCAGCTCTTGGATCCGGTAAGCCAAACGGCTTTCTAAAAACCTGTGGCTATTGTTTGGGGCAGGGGCGTTAAACAGCGCCTGCCATTCAGCCTTTAGCTCATTGACAGACATGGCTTTCAGGGCGGCCAAGCGCGTCAGGATGGGTTCGTGTGTGGTCATGCAAATCTCCTCTGAGTTGGAGTCGCAGTACCGCTCTGTTTGCGAGGGAAGTGTAGCGAACAGTCTCCAGTATTCTGGGATAGATGGTCGCGATCGCGCTCTTTAAGGCGCACAACTGCCTTGGCCAGCAGGCCATATAGCTCGGTCCGGCGTTCATGCGCCGTCATGCGGTCAGGGTGCAGGGGGTTGGGACCCGCGCCGCAGTTTTTGGATGAATTGTTCATAATTGACCTCTTTGACTTGGGCCAAAGAGGATACGTTAAGTGCGTATTGACAAGTAAAAACAGTATGTTGTCGGTTAATGTCGGTTTGTGACGCCCTCTGACGTGAACGTGTATTAAACTACTCTGCCGTACCACCTAATCCGGCCAACGATATTGACCTCGTCAAGAAGACATTCATAGGGTGAATAATTCGGGTTGTCTGAGGTGACACGGATACGGGGTGGTTCACTGGAAGGTATATGCTCGATCCGTTTGGCCATCAGTCCCATGCCGTCGTGCAATACGAACAGACCTGGCGGATAGGGAGACTTCCGGCTCATATCGACCAGGATCGTATCGCCATCATTCAGTGTGGGGACCATGCTGTCCCCAGTAACGCGCAAGATCCTCAGATGTTTTGGGTTTGCCTCAAGTTCGTCTTCAATCCAGGATAGCCGGAAATGATAGAGTTTACTGGCTTGCTCATCCTCTGAATGGATGACCGTACCACCACCCGCTGAGGCCTTTGCCTTGACGCCGGAGATGCCGACGAAGGTTGTGTCGGGGGAATAGATCTTGGGTGCATCGCCCTCTATCGTTCCATCTCCGTCGATCAGCCATTCAACATCGACCTTCAAGACATCCGCAACCTTCTGCAGCTTGGAACGGCTCGGCCGCACAGATTTGCCGCGGATGATGTCGTAAATAAAGGAACGGTTGAGGCCTGAGGCCTCTGCAACGGCCGCGGGGGTCATGTCGAGTTGGAAGGCACGTGCTTTCAATCGCTGTGCAATGTTCGTGACGATCATGGTTATCCCCAGTCGGTTGTGGACTAATTTGGATATCTATTATGTTGAAATAGGACAGTCAAATAGATAAGAACAATCCATGAACAAGAGGGGGCTGCCAATGTTGATTCCACGCGAGTATTTTACCCTACAAGAGGTTCTGGTGGATTGGGGCATCTCCGGATCTGAGCTAGGCTATGTAGTAGAAACGGGCCAGCTTGCCCTCTCGGTCCGTGTTTATGGATCCTTTGTGGTTGCCGATCGAAAGGATCGGCCTGGTCGTCCCAACCTGGATTTTGAGGGCGTCGTGGATCTGGAGCGGCGTGATGCGATGCGCGTGTTGCGAAAGCAGGCCTGTTCTGTTTCGTCTTTTGTCCAAGATGGTGGTAAGGTAGCAACATTCGAGGGCAATAGAGATTGGGTGGTTTATCGAGACGCACTTCTTGTGCGCGCCGCTGAACGAGAGCATTTTGAGGCGATAATTATGGCCGCCGATGCGCCACATGCTAATGATTATGATCGGTTTTTGTCGTTTGATCTAAATGGGCAGCATTACCTTTTTACTGATATGCAGGCGCGCGCTTTGAACTATTTGTTCATCTGTGCCATCACGGGTGACCCGGAGCAGCGTGGCGCCCAAATCTTAACGGCGGCAGGTTCGGCCTCGTTGAAGCTCAGCTATTTGTTTTCTAGCCGAAAAGGGTGGCGAGACATTATTCATCCTGTGTCGGGGCGTAGGGGCTATTACATGCTGGAGCCCTCCCTGGTGGTAACAATGCGCGTCGGCACCTGACATCTAATCTCCATGCTGAACAGGCCCGCTGCGAGCGGGCTTTTTTGTGTCTGATGTGATCGAGATTCGATTTTGGTGACGGGCGCATTGTCCCATTTGGTCGGTGTTCGGTCGGCGCATGGTTGGTGGTTGGTTGATATTGGGTTGGAGCTCCGACCGAAAACTTATCGGGCATTGATTTTCCTACAAAAATTAATTTTAGCTACCGACCGTTCGTGCCACGACCTCCAACCCAAGGCTTTGGCAAGGTGTTCTCATCAACGTGATGAGGACCGCTATGAACCAAGAAAACTCTCTATTGAGCACAAAGCTCCTGTCTCGGCGCTGGAACATTGCGCCGCGCACTTTGGAACGTTGGCGCACCGAAGGTCGTGGGCCGCAGTTCGTCCGGATTGGTCGGCACGTACGCTATCGCCTGACAGATATCATCGACTTTGAAGTCACGAATACACAAGCCAGCAGCGCTACTCATCATTTGAGTGCCGTTCGGTGCGCTGCATGACGACCCGTTTCGTAGGCAATGCGCCCAAGGTTTCGGAATTCAAACTGATGGCCTGGGTGGATACGGCGGCGCCTGGTGCACGGCTGGTTTATCACGACGGCTTTCTGGCTGTTGATATGACCTCGAACGTTTCCACTCTGAGGAAACCCGATCTTGAAGACCTCCGCGCGACTGCCAGTGTAGCATTTCGCCTTTGTGAGCTTGGCCGCATCCACCTTGTCCAAGAACGCCTTGGACCGGATCGCTTTGCCTATGTCGCCATCGTCCGGCCGCACAACTGCGCTGTCCCCTCTGCCGCTGTGAAGCAACTTGCTGCAGCCGCTTGACCTATACCCCGAAAAGGAGAAACCATGACTTATCCCAATAACACCCCGAGCGTGGACGACATGCTCAACATGTCCACCGGCGAACTGTCGCAGATGCCGGTAGACCTGCTGGTCGCCCTTCAAGGCGAGCTTGATCATGCCAATAAACAGCTGAAAGCGGCCAACACGCGGTTTGGCGCCGCTCTCGAAGTACGTTATGCCACCCGTGCTGAGGAGGCCCGCAGGGGCTGCGGCAAGGATACCGGCACTGTGCGGCTGGTCGATGGCGATTACACCGTGGTGGCAGACCTGCCCAAGCGCGTCGAGTGGGACCAGGAGAAGCTCGCACAGATTGGCAAGAACATTGCCGACAGCGGCGAGAACCCGGCCGAGTTTATAGACACGAAGTTCAGTGTCTCTGAGCGCAAGTATGGCGCGCTGCCGGAAGCCTGGCGCAAGGGGTTTGAGCCCGCGCGCACCGTGAAGGTGGGGACGCTAAGGCTTAGGCTGGTTTCAGGCAGGGAGGAGGTACGCTGATGGCCATTTCCCTCGCATCTCTGCGCAAAAAATCGGTGCTCCAGCCGCCGCGCATTCTGATCCACGGCGTGGCTGGTGTCGGTAAATCAACCTTCGCGGCTGACGCTGACAGGCCTGTGTTCGTTATGACTGAGGATGGCCTCGGCAAACTGCAGGTCCCGCATTTTCCGTTGGCGACCAGTTATGCCGAAGTCGCGGAAGCGCTCGATGCATTGCTGGAGGAAGATCACGACTACGGCACAGTCGTCGTTGACAGCGTCGACTGGCTCGAGCCGCTGATCTGGGCTGAGGCCTGCAAACGCAATGGCTGGCAGTCGATCGAAACCCCAGGCTTCGGCAAGGGCTACGCCGAGGCGCTGATTATCTGGCGTGAATATCTCGATAAGCTAAACGCACTGCGGGACCGCAAAGGCATGGTCGCCATCCAGATTGCACATACCGATATCAAGCGCTTCGACAGCCCCGAACACGAACCCTACGATCGGTATGTGATCAAATTGCAGACCCGGGCCTCGGCACTGCTGCAGGAGCATTCGGATGTGGTTCTTTTTGCCAATTACCAGATCTCGGTCGCCAAATCCGATGTCGGCTTCAACAAGAAGGTGACCCGCGCGCTCGGGTCCGGTGCGCGCGTGATGCACACCGAAGAGCGTCCCGCCTTCCTTGCCAAAAACCGTTACGGCCTGCCGGACAACCTGCCGCTTTCGTGGTCAGAGTTCCTCGCAGCCATGCCCCAATCCCAATGATTGCCTTGAAAGGATATAACCATGGCACGTTTTGATACGTCCTTTGACGCCACCAGCGTTGAACCCACCACCCCCTATGAGCTGCTGCCCGCAGGCAAATACAGCGCCCAGATCGTCGAGAGTGAAATGCGCGTGACCCGCAACGGTATGGGGCAGTTTCTCTGGCTGATGCTGGATATTTTGGACGGCCAGCATAAAGGGCGGAAGATCTTTGATCAGCTGAACCTGGTGAACCCGAACCCCACCACGGTCGAGATTGCACAGCGGACGCTGTCGGCAATCTGCCATGCGACGGGCCGGATGCATGTCAGCGACAGCGAGGAACTGCACCTGATCCCGATGACGATCCAGGTGAAGATCAAGCCGCCGAAGAACGGCTACGGAGAGAGCAATGCCATTGCTTATTTGCCGCCTGAAAGTGGAGGCGCTACGACCACTGCTGCAAAGCCTGCTGCAACCCCAGCAGCACCGCCCTCAACGCAGGCCGCTTCCGCGCCGCCCAAGATGGCCTCCGCGCCCTGGAACAAGAAGGGCTGATCATTCGCGCTGCTCCGCATCCCTGACTGACGGGGCAGCGCCCAAACCCATCTGAGGATATTCCTATGACTGACCTGCATAACGCGGCCCCTCGGGCCGTGATCAGCTCCGGCTTGCCTGATGACCAGCGCCGGTTGATCGAACTCGACGACGATATTTCCAAGATCCGCACGCAGATTGCGACTGCTGATCTGGCGCGCCAACGGGGGCAAAAGCCCATCGACCCTGACTGGTTTCACCGGGCGCGCAGCGCGCAGCGCCACCTGTGCCGTGAACGGGCAGAATTGCTTGCCAAAGGCACCGGCCGTCGTCGCCGTGAAAAGCTGAAAGATGCTCTGATTGGCGTCCTGCGCGAGCGCCATGACCCGGACACTTGGAGCAGCATTCTGGCAGAGGCCCAAGCCCGTAGCGAACGGGAGGGCTTGTGATGGCTGATCTTCCCGCACTACCCACGCCAACGCTGGCGGCGATCTACGCCGATTATGAGGCCCGCCAGGGCGATGGTTTCCGTGACCATCTCGGGGCATCCATCATCGGTAAATCTTGCGCACGCGCGCTCTGGTATGATTTCCGCTGGGTGACGCCGTCACGCTTTTCCGGCCGCCTGCTGCGTCTGTTTGAGACCGGCCAGCTGGAAGAGGACCGTATGGTGCGCAACCTACGTGCCACCGGGGCCACTGTTTTGGAACTAGACCCCGAAACAGGACGGCAAATCCGCGTGGAGGCCCATGGCGGTCATTTTGGCGGCTCGCTGGATGGCGTCGCCCTCGGTTTGCTCGAGGCCCCGAAAACCTGGCATGTGCTGGAATTCAAAACGCATGGCGTCAAAAGCTTTGCCGATTTGACCGCAAAAGGCGTCGTGGCATCGAAGCCACAGCACGCTGCGCAGATGCAGATCTACATGCACCTGACCGGTATCACCAACGCTCTCTACATGGCGGTCTGCAAAAACACCGACGCGCTTCATATCGAACGGGTTGAGGCCGATCCTGCCGTGGCTGAACGCCTTCTGGAGAAGGCTGGCCGGGTTATCTTCGCCCAGCACCCGCCTGCGCGGATCAGCGAAGATCCGGCTTGGTTTGAATGTCGTTTTTGCGATTACCACGCTGCCTGTCATGAGGGTGGCGCTGCCGCTGTGACCTGTCGTTCCTGTCTGCATTCCACTGCAGTCGTTGGCGGTTGGCACTGCGCCCGCCACAACCGGATGCTGGCTCCACCCGAGCAGCGGACCGCTTGCGGCAGACATCTCTTCATCCCCGATCTCGTGCCGGGTGAGGTGATCGATACGGGCGACGATATTGTCACCTACCGCATGAACGATGGCGCCTCCTGGTCAAATGACGCCCGTGTCACGGAGGCTACAGAATGAGAGCCGCAAGTATTCGTATTGGTCAGCGATTTGGTCGGCTCACAATTATAGCGGATAGCGGCATTCGGAGCGGAAGGGGTGAAATTTCCTGGCTTTGCCTGTGCGACTGTGGGGCAAACCACCGTGCAATTACAGGGAATTTGAAATCTGGGAGTGTTCGTTCCTGTGGATGTCTCGCACGTGAGATGTCTTCCTTGCGGCAAAAACAAAAGCGTCGCCCACCAAAGACCTGCCAGTTCCGAGATTGTGAAGCGACGATTGAGAAAGGCGCGAAGGGATACTGCGGCAAGCACGCCCAGAGAATTCGTCGATACGGCGACCCAAGTTATGTTGTGCCATCTGCGCTGGTTCGGGCGCATATGCGCGCAGCGCAGTTACACCGCTTTCCCTCAGTGAAACCATCCACTTATCGAAAGCTTTTCGGTCGCCACGAACATCTTGTGGTCGCTGAGGAAAAGCTCGGTCGTCCCCTGAGGTCGGACGAGCACGTTCACCACAAAGATCAAAATCGCCAGAACAACGACCCCTGCAACCTCGAAGTGCTGTCTGCCCGAGAGCACCTCGCTTTGCATGCCGCAATGCGGAGGAAATCAAAATGCTGACCCTAAGACCTTATCAAGAGGCTGCTATTGCCGCGATCTACACGTACTACGAGGTAAATTCCGGCAACTGTTGCGTTGTCATTCCAACAGCCGGCGGCAAGTCGCTCGTCATGGCGTCCTTTATTGAAGGGGTGTTGAAGGCGTGGCCGGATCAGCGCATCCTGATCGTGACCCATGTGCGCGAGTTGATCGCCCAGAACCATGCTGAGATGATCGGACTTTGGCCTGAGGCACCTGCCGGCATCTATTCGGCGGGCTTGAGCAAGCGCGAGGCGCAGGCCCGTGTTTTATTTGCAGGCATCCAATCCATCCATCGCCGCGCTCATGAAATCGGCCACACCGATCTGGTGTTGATTGATGAGGCCCATCTGATCCCGGGCAATTCCAGCACGATGTACAGGCGCTTTCTGGACGCCCTGCAGGTGATTAATCCCGCGCTGAAGGTGATCGGGCTCACGGCCACGCCGTTCCGAACGGGCAGCGGTATGCTGCATGAGGGCAAGGACGCACTCTTCACTGACATCGCCTATGAGGCGCCGGTGCGTGATCTCATTGACGCAGGATATCTCAGCCCACTGGTGTCGAAACAGCCCAATACGCGGCTCGACGTCTCGAAGGTTGGTACACGTGCAGGGGACTTCATTGCCCGTGATCTGGCAGCCGCAGTCGATCAGGACGCGACGACGCGTGCGGCCGTTGCCGAGATCATCACCCATGGAAAAGACCGTAAATCCTGGCTGGCGTTCTGCTCAGGTGTGGATCACGCACGCCATGTGGCCGAAGAGTTCGCGCGTCAAGGGATCACCTGCCGCACGATCTTCGGGAACACGCCAAAGGAGGAGCGCGATGCCATCATCGCGGCCTTCAAGCGCGGTGAAATCCGCGCACTGGCCTCGATGGGGGTGTTGACGACCGGGTTCAACGCGCCGGCTGTCGATCTCATCGCGCTGCTGCGCCCGACCAAATCCGCAGGGCTTTATGTCCAAATGGTCGGTCGCGGCACGCGCTTGGCTCCGGACAAGGAAAACTGCTTGGTTCTGGATTTTGCGGACAATGTCCGCCGCCACGGGCCGATCGATCTGGTTCGCCCGAAACGCCCAGGCGATGGCGGGGGTGGCGAGGCACCCACAAAGGTTTGCCCCGAGTGCGACAGCATCATGGCGCTCTCGGCGACGGAATGCCCTGACTGCGGCTACGTCTTCCCACCCCGTGAGGTGAAAATCGCCCCCACAGCGGCCACGCTTCCGGTTTTGTCGCCAAAAGTCCAATGGCTGCCGGTCCATGGTGTGTCCTACAGCCGTCATGACAAGCGCGGCGGGCGCCCGTCACTGAAGGTCACCTATAGCTGCGGGCTCAAGTCCTACAACGAATGGGTCTGTGTCGAGCATCAGGGCTATGCGCGCCAGAAGGCGCTCGAGTGGTGGCAAAAGCGTGCGCCGGGCTACCCGATGCCACGCACGGTCGACGATGCCATTGCGCAGGCGGGGAAACTGACCCGGCCAATCGCGATCTCGGTACACCCGTCTGGCCGCTTTCTTGAAATCTCCGGCTACAGGTTTGATCCATGCGCCACTTCAACTCCGGCCTCTGCGCCGTCTGCCACCGGGAACCTCGCGGGTTTGGTTGGTTCAACCCGATATTCACCGTCTCGGACAAGCGGCGGGACCAAAGCCGCAAACACTTCTGTTCTCGCATCTGCCAGGACATCTGTCACAGGAGGACAGGCATGATCGATCCCACCCCAAATGAAATGCAGGCCATGAGCGTTGGCGGCCAATATGGTGGCGAATACCTCGAGAGTATCGGCAAATCTGATCTCGCCACCCTGACTGAGACCGAGTGGGACTGCTTCCTTGATGCGGTCGTCACCGGCTATTGCGATCAACTGCGCGCGCTGGTGGGACAAGACCGCACTCGGCTCGACGCTATGACACCGGAGGTGCCGTTCTGATGGCAAATACACCGTATATGGCGCGCTTCGGCGCACGGCTGGTCAACAATGGCTATGGCATCCTGCCGATCGGTCCGGGCACCAAAAAGCCTGGCCAGTTTAAGCGTGGAGTATGGGCAGACTACCCCGAGTGGAACCGGCACACCGAACGCCCAACCACGGAGGTTGAGGTGACGACATGGTCGACTTGGCCAGAGTGTGGCATCGGTCTTGTTGGCGGCACGGTTGCAGCTATCGATATTGATGTGGTTGAGGATGCGGAACTGGCGCTCCACATTGAGCAATTGGCGCGTGAACGTTTGGGGGATACGCCCGCACTGCGCATCGGTAAGGCGCCAAAACGGATGCTGATTTATCGCACAGAAACCCCTTTCCGAGGCATCAAACGTCATCCGCTTGAGGTGCTTTGTCTGGGTCAGCAGTTTGTGGCCTATGCCATCCACCCGGACACGGGCGCGCCCTATGCCTGGCCAGAGGAAGGGCTGGCTGATCTCGATATCACGGAGCTGCCTGAAATCACCGCAGAGATGGCGCGCGCCTTTCTTGACGAGGCCTATGCATTGTTGCCCGAACATCTGCGCCAACGTGGCCTTGCTATAGGATCACCTGCCACGGAGCGCCTGCAGTCCCATAGCCAGATGGGGACATTGCCAGCCATTGAGGCTGCGCTGAAATGGCTGCCTAATGCGGAGTTGGATTATGACAGCTGGGTGCGGATTGGCATGGCGCTGAAGGGCGCGCTTGGTGAGGCTGGGGGCGACATCTTTGCCGGCTGGTCAGCGCAGGCTGCCAAAGATGTGCCCGCGGCGACCGCGAAGGCTTGGGCAAGCTTCAAACCCGATCGCATTGGCGCCGGCACGATCTACCACCTCGCCATGGAACGCGGCTGGCAACCTGATGCATCACTGCGCTTTGATGGATCGACGGCCCGCGATGAACAGCATCCTGCGGCGGATCTCTTGTCGAAGCTGGGAGGGCATTCCGAGGTTCATGAGGAACCTTCGGCCACCTCGACATTCACGCTGGCCATACCGGATGGATTAGTGGGTGATTTGACCGATTACATGCTGTCGACAGCCCGGCGTCCTCAGCCGTTGTTGTCACTCGGTGCTAGCCTCTGCGCGATCGGCGCATTGATGGGTCGGCAGTATCGGACGGAGAGCAACCTGCGCTCAAACCTTTATGTTGTGGGCATTGCAGATAGCGGATCAGGCAAGAACCACGCCCGCGAAATCATCAACGAGACCTTCTTTGAGGCGGGATTGTCCCATCACCTTGGTGGCAACAAGATCGCCTCTGGCGCGGGGCTTCTGACCGCGCTGCACCGCCAGCCTGCGATCCTGTTCCAGATCGACGAGTTTGGTATGTTTTTGGCGGCCGCCGCTGATCGCAAGCGCAGTCCGCGCCACATAACTGAGATATTGGACAACATGACAGAGCTCTTCACCTCAGCGGGTGGTATATTTCTTGGTGCGGAATATGCCAACCGGGATGGCACAAACGAGCGGCGGGATATCAATCAACCCTGCCTCAGTGTCTATGGCACTACGACGCCTTTGCACTTCTGGGACGCATTGCAGGGCGCAAACGTCGTCGATGGCTCGCTGGCCCGCTTTCTAATCCTGCCGAGTGATGAGGATTACCCGGACGAGAACATCGCTGTTGGTATTCGGCAGGCCCCAACGGCACTGATCCGGGACCTGCAGTGCGTGGCCGCAGGCGGCTTGCTCCAGAAGGGCAATCTGATAGGCAAAACCGCGGACCAGAACACCACCGTGACGCCGATGATCGTGCCGATGACTGAGGAGGCTCGCGCACGGTTCAAGGCGCTCAGTCTCGAGTTGACAGGGGAGTTACGCGCAGCAGCGGGAACGGCATGTACAGCGATCCTAGCGCGTATCGGCGAAAACGCATTGAAACTGGCATTAATCGTCGCAGTAGGCCGTGATCCAGCGCGTCCTGAAATCGACCTCACGGCAGCGGATTGGGCCATTGATTTTGTGCGGTATTTTGCGCAGCGGACCATGGCTGCGGTCGAGCGTCATGTGGCCGATACCGAGGTTGAGGCTCATCTTAAACGGCTCAAAGAAATCATTCGAAATGCTGGCGCGAAGGGGATCACCAAGTCCGAGATCACCCGCGCATCACAATGGTTGAAATCCCGCGACCGAAATGAGATTCTGGAGACACTGATCGAAAGTGGGGACATCACTACCGGCATGCGCGAGACCGGCGGCCGTAGGGCCATGGTTTACCGAATTGTCAGGTGACCGACAGGCTTCTTTCAAAACGGGGCTTTCTTCAATTGAAAGAAGTTTGTGTCTAAGTATCTGTACATAAACGCATTTTTGACTTCCTTCACTTCCTTCAATCTTTCAAGAGGACACCAGTATATATGTGTTTGCTCGCGCGCGATGAGAAGTAAGGAGAAGGTACCTATTGAAATATAAGTAATATTGAAAGAAGGTATATTATACATACTGTTCAACGATTTACGGGCTGACTTCTTTCAAATCTGCCCGTTGAAGGAATTGAAAGAAGTGCTGGGCGGCCCGTTCGCCCCGCACCTGACCTGACCAGATCACCCTTCGGGGCCTAGCGAGACCGCAGCCTTCACCGGCCAGTCCTCTCGCCTCGCTCACCAAACCGAAGAGGAGGTCTGCATGACCCAAACAAACGAACACCCACGCACCATTCTTGCCCTCGATCTGGGTACCACCACCGGCTGGGCCATTCGCGGCTATGACGGCCTGATCACCAGCGGCACCGTCAGCTTCAAACCCAGCCGATATGACGGCGGTGGTATGCGCTACCTGCGCTTCACCAATTGGCTGACGGAACTCGACCGGCTGTCGGGTCCGATTTCGACGATCTGGTACGAAGAAGTAAGGCGGCATGCAGGCACCGATGCTGCCCATGTTTACGGCGGCCTCATGGCCTCACTGACCAGCTGGGGTGAGTTGCGCGGGGTGCCGTACCAAGGTGTCCCGGTGGGAACCATCAAAAAACACGCATCTGGCAAGGGCAACGCGCCCAAGCAGGCTATGATCGACGCTGCCCGCCAGCGCGGCTTCAACCCTGCAGATGACAACGAGGCGGACGCCATCGCGATCCTGCTCTGGGCGCTAGAGACGAAGGGGGGTGTGGCATGAGTTGCATGCGGTTCACTCCAAGAGGCTACGGCGGTCACCGCCGCGACCCCGAGCAGGTCAAGCGCGATGGCTGGCATGAGCAAGGTGTTCTGGCGGTCAGCGTCCATGATGACCGTCTGACATGGCCTGAGCGTGCACTGGTTGAGCAGCTAGGCGCGAAACTATACGGGCCACGCCAACAGGTCAGGGAGGTGCGCAATGGGTGATGAATGGACCCGTGCTACGGTGGCTGACCGCTTGGACCTCGCGGCGGACGTAATGCGGTCCATGCCGCCTGTGCGCCCGCAGGGCTATGTCAGCGCCTGGCCGGAATATGTCTCGACCTTCGCCGATCAAGTTGGGCAGGAGCCGCGGATGAAAAAGCCACTGCCCTCACCACGGATGATTACGCAGGCCGATGAGGCCATGCTCTGGCTGCGGTGGGTGGATAAGGACATCGGTGAGATCCTCTGGGCCCGCGCCAACCGCAAGGCCTGGAAGGGGATCTGCTGGGCGCATGGTGTCAGCCGGGCCACGGCCAGTCGGCGGCACGAGTATGGGCTTGCCGTGGTTGTTTGGCGCTTGAACGGCCGAACTGTGCCGCGCAAGCGGTCGATGGATTATGTTATTCAGCGTACCGCTTGAGTGATTAGGGCGGCAGAAAGTTCCGCCGCCCTGTCAACCCCTCTCATGCGCGCGAGACACTTTTCGGTGAGACACTGTAAGCCGTGACAGATGTCGATCGAGAGGCTAAAAGATTTGTAAGATGAGGGTCGTGTGGCTGAGAGAACCGGGTCTGTTTGGATGGGGTTATGGAGGTGCAAATGGTTACCGGTTTTCCAAAAAAACTGTCTCTGGTCGATTTTGTGAGACACGTAACCTATTGAAATTGAACGGGTCCCTTCTGTTTGTAACCGTATATGGGGGGGCGAGGCGCCGCGCTTTCCTAGTGACAGCCTCAAAAATACCCGTTTCGTTTCGCTTTGACGCAAGCCCCAATAAAACAAAGGCCTAAGAGCCAGCTAAACCCCGCCTGAAACGAAATGGCCCTCTGACCCCATTTCGTTTCGCGGACCAGACCCATTTCGGTTCGGCGCTTTTCCAAGGACATTCCAATGGACGTTTTAGACCTGCCTCTCGCGCAGATCATTCCCTATGCGCGCAACCCGCGTAACAACGCGCAGGCTATCGCCACGGTGGCAGCCTCGATCCAGGAGTTTGGCTGGCGACAGCCGATCGTTGTGGATGAGGCGATGGTTGTTCTGGCCGGGCACACGCGGCTGGAAGCAGCGCGCAAGCTCGGCTTCAAGTCCGCACCGGTGCATGTCGCCAAGGGGCTGACCGAGGCCCAGGCCCGCGCCTTCCGGATCATGGATAACCGCTCCAGCGAGAACGCCGAATGGGACAAGGACCTACTAAACCTCGAACTGGCAGATCTGCTGGAGGCGGAGTTCGATCTGGGCCTAACCGGTTTCACTGACGATGAACTGAACGCCCTGATGAACAGCCTTGATGACGGCACTGGCCCGCAGGAGGGTGAGGACGAAATTCCCGAGACGCCTGAGGACCCGATCAGCCGTCCCGGCGATCTTTGGCTGCTCGGCAATCATCGATTGCTTTGCGGTGACAGCACGGTTGCGACAGATTACGAAAAAATACTCGGGGGCGTGAAGGCAGATCTCTGTTTTTGCGATCCACCCTATAACGTTGATTATGCCGGTGGCGTTGGGGCTGAGAAAGCGGGTAAGGGCCGTCGCATCAAGAACGATGCCTTAGGCGATGCATTCGGGCAGTTTCTCTACGACGCCTGCGTGCTGATCAACGCGCACACCGACGGCGCCGTTTACATTTGCATGTCGTCCAGCGAGTTGCAGACGCTGCAGGCGGCATTCAAGTCCGCAGGCGGCCACTGGTCGACCTTCATCATCTGGGCGAAGGACCGCTTCACACTGGGCCGCGCTGATTATCAGCGGCAATACGAGCCGATCCTCTATGGCTGGCCTGAGGGCGTGAAACGCCACTGGTGTGGCGATCGGGACCAGGGCGATGTCTGGAACATTCAGCGGCCATCAAAGAATGATCTGCACCCCACCATGAAGCCGGTGGCGCTGGTCGAACGCGCCATCCGGAACTCCAGCCGTAAGGGCGATCTTGTGTTCGACCCTTTTGGCGGCAGCGGCACGACGCTGATCGCTGCGGAAAAGACGGGGCGCCACGCGTCGTTGATCGAACTCGATCCGAAATATGTCGATGTCATCGTTCGCCGTTGGCAAGAGTTTACCGGCCGAGAGACACAATTGCTGGAAACGGGGCAGAGCTTCGAGGCCGTCGCGCAGAACCGGAGGGTAGGCCATGCAGCAATCGCTGTTTGAACACCTGGGATTTGATCTGCCCGACACCGAATTTGACAGGCCAGATGTCGAATGCAGTCATGATCTGGAGGTTGGCAAGGCCGCCGAGCACTTGGTGTGCGCCGACCTCATCATGAGCGGCTATAGGGCGTTATTGAGCGATCAGGGTCTACCATATGACATTCTAGTGGATATTGACGGAACGCTTTTGCGCGTGCAGGTCAAATCAACCCGGAAGCCGAAAAACCATGATCCGAAGACAAGGGTCACGCCCGGGTATTTGTTCCAGCTTCGACGCGCGGGCAAAGGTGGGCGGCGTCGGTATCCAGAGAATGCGTTCGACCTTTATGCCCTTGTCGCACTCGAAAGGCAGGCAATCGCCTACCTGCCGGTCATTGATTGCTCCAATCAAACCATTGCCCTGCGCGTACCCGGTGAACGTTACCTCCAAAATGGCAGCATGAACCGGGAGTTTCAGGAAGCGAGTTTTCGTCATGCGCTGAACCGCTTGGGTTTTGAGACATGAAGCAGTCTCGCAGAATGTCGCTGATCGAAACCGCAACCAATGTTGCCGTGGGCTATGTCCTTGCGGTCGTTACCCAGATCGCCGTGTTCCCATTGTTTGGCATCGATGCTGCACTGAGGGAGCATTTGACGATCGGCTTGGCATTTGTTGGCGTATCTTTGGCTCGGGGATATCTGCTGCGACGCTTGTTTGAGCGTCTTGGCAAAAGATTGTCAGGGCGCGATACTTCTATGGATGAGTCGTCAAAAGGATCTTAACCCGCACCGGTCCTCCGATGGAGGCGAGGTGCCAAAAACGGTGCTGCCGCAAAATCTTGCGGCTTCGCTGCAGCATCTACCTGAGCATGACATTACGCGTCTCGCAGAGGCATTGGCGACCGAGTTGGACAGACGCGGTCTTACGGCGCCCAAGGAGAAAGCCAAGCCGCAAAGCAAAAGTGTGCCAGATCCGATCCTGTCACAGTTGACCCGATCACAGATCGGCTTGATCCGGTCGTCTATCCAAGCAGGTGTGAAGCCTGCTGCGTTGTCCCGGCAATTTGGCATTACGCGTGCACAGATCACGGCAGCTCTCAACGAGGGCAAATAAAAAAGGGCCAGCACAAGGCTGGCCCAGTCTGAGGCAGCTTAAAGTGGCGAGGGGGTGCACCACTTTGAGCAGTTGAGGTTTCATACAGGCGAATCCTCGCCAACAATCATTGGCATGCCGCAGGATTCTACAAGAAAGGGCTGGGCTTAAAGGTAGCTGAGTTACTGAGAAGTCACACATTAAGTGTTTCGGTACGGCCGAGGACGAGCAGGCCATTGGCATAGGAGTAGTGGGCAGCCCTTGTGGTTTTGAACATTACCTCAGTGTCAGGCAGCCTGTAGATGCGGCCGCGGATCGCATCGAGTTGTGATGTGATCTTGAGGCCATGCCGTTTTTTAAGCGCACCTGACATTGCACCGCGAACGGTGTGTGCTCGCCATTGGGTAGCTGCGGCAATCTCGGCAATTGTGGCACCTTCGTCTCTGCGCAGCATATCGATAATTGTCTGTAGCTTGGTTTTTCGGGGGCTTGCAGCGGTCGTCATCATGATATCTTCGGATTATGTGGCTGATTACACTACATGCTCGCCTTCCTTAAAGGCGTTGTCCGTGATGTTTTTAAGCAGGCTGGCATAGTGCTCGAGAGTGCCGACGTCGCCCCAGTTGATCTCGTCGGGATGGCTGTTGAAATGGTTGTCACTTAGGTGTGCCAAGCGGGCGAGCATCTCGTCGATCTCGGCCTTTTTGCCGAGGAAGGCGGCAAGCGCTGCGTCGTGGTTGCGTTGCTCCTTTGCGGTGCGGAGCTGATGGCGGTGCGTTTGTTGCGGGTTGAGGTGGGGCAAATTGGCGGCTCCTAGCTGCGTTGATTGATGCAATCAGCTTCGCTCTACTGGGGCGCTCTATCCACTATAATCGCAGCAATAACATGGCTCATTTCAAACCTGTAGGATCACTTTATGTCAGCAGCCACCCAATCCATCGGTGTGATCGCAAAGCTGCTTGATCTGTCGGAGCGCAGGGTTCAGCAGCTGAGCCGGGAGGGGGTGATCCCGAAGGCGGAGCGCGGTCAGTATGATCTGATCGGGTCGGTGCGTGGATATGTGCGCTACCTGCGAGATCAGGCGCTGAAGGCGCAGGCGGGTGCGCCCGACTATGCCGCCGAACGGGCGCGCTTTATCCGGGCCCGCGCCGACCTTGCGGAAATGGAAGCGAAAGAAAAGCGCCGATCTCTGATTGCAGCCGACCAGGTTGAAGCGGCTTGGATCGCCGTACTGGCGCTTTTGAGAACCCGTCTGTTGGCGCTGCCTGACCGGCTGGCTCCACAGGTATTTGAGCAATCCACAGTCGGAGATACCCGTAACCTTATTCGTGCCGCCATTCGCGAGGTGCTTGATGATCTCGCAGAGCCAGACATTGAATTTAAAACCGACCCTGACATTGATGGGCTCAGCGATCCTGAAACGGACGGTGGCAAGGGCACTAGCGGTTCTGAAACCACCGCCGGACCTAACGATCAGCGATTGGGCGGACCAGAACCGGCGGCTGAGTTCTGAAGCCAGCGCCGAGCCTGGCCAATGGCGGACAAGCCGCGCCGAATACCAGCGCGGGATCATGGAGGCAGTCTCGGACGCGGCGACAGAAACTGTCGTGATCATGTCCAGTTCACAGGTGGGTAAGGCGTTGGCACTCGATACGCCGCTGGCGACGCCCACGGGGTGGACCACGATGGCCGACGTGCAGGTCGGCGACATTCTTTTTGACGAAACTGGCGCGCCTTGCCGTGTCACGGGCGCGACGGATGTGATGCGCAACCGGCGCTGCTACCGGGTACGGTTTTCGGACGGTAGTTCGATCGTCGCGGATGCCGATCACCTCTGGGCGGTCGACAGCGACACACCAGTACGCGCGCAGGACGCGTTGAGGGACCTGTTTCATGATGATCCACCGGGCGGTCCTGACGACGAAGGAGATTGCTGAGACAGCGCACTACTACGGGAGGACGAAACGGAACCGATACGCTATCCCGGTGGCTGCGCCGCTTCAACTGCCCGAACAGGCATTGCCGATCCCGCCTTACGCCTTGGGCGTCTGGCTTGGGGACGGCCACAGCTACGGCTCACAGATCACCTGCCATCAGGATGATCTTGAAATCGCCGATCACCTACGCGCCTGCGGCATGGAGGTTGAGGTCAAGTCGAAGGACAAACGGGTGCCGCACATCCTGACGCTGAAGCCGATACTGCCTTGGCCCGACAATATGTGTCGCCGCGGCCATGACATGGATGTGCTGGGGCGCCATGGGAATGGGCAATGCGCGGAATGTGGGCGGCAGTTTTCAATGCAGTGGAAGCACGGCCTTCCCGTTGATCCAGTTCTGGAAGACGGAAAGCCGTTCAGCCTGCGCTTGCGGGAGATGGGGCTGGCCAAGGATCGAAAGACGCCAGAAACCGGTAAACACATACCGCCGGCCTACCTTCGCGTGTCGATAGATCAGCGCTTGGCTCTCCTTCAGGGGCTGATGGACACGGACGGCTATATCGCTGAATGCGGTCGCTGCGAGTTCATCACGGTTCATCTGCGTCTGGCCGAGGGCTTCGGCGAGCTTCTTGCCTCCTTGGGCATTAAGTTCACCGCCGTCGACAAGCATCCGACGGTGGTGATCGATGGCGAACGGCGTCTTGGAAACCCCGCGACCCGGTTTTCCTTCATGATCTATGACGACACGCCGGTGTTCCGACTGGCAAGGAAGCGCGCGCGCCAGGTCTCACGCACGGGACGACGGACAACGGAAACCAAGCGGCGCCGTATTGTCGCTGTCGAGCCGGTCGATAGCGTCCCTGTGCGCTGCATCCAGGTAGATAGCCCCAACAGGCTGTATCTGGCCGGACGCACCATGATCCCAACGCATAACACGGAGATGGTCAATAACGCCGTCGGCTACCACGTCGACCAGGACCCGGCACCGATCATGGTGGTGATGCCGACAGAGCGCGATGCTGAAACCTGGTCGAAGGACCGCTTCTCGCCGATGGCGCGAGATACGCCTTGTTTGCGGGACAAGATTGCCGACCCCAAATCGCGGGATGGCAACAACAAGATCCTGCACAAACGGTTTCCGGGTGGCCACCTGACCATTGTCGGTGCCAACGCACCTTCTGGTCTGGCAAGTCGTCCGATCCGGTTGCTGCTTTGTGATGAGGTCGATCGCTACCCGTTCAGCGCGGGGGCCGAGGGCGATCCGGTCAACCTTGCAAGAAAGCGCACCGTGACGTTCTGGAACCGCAAGATCGTGCTGGTCTCAACGCCGACGAACAAGGGCGCGAGCCGGATCGAGACGGCGTTTGAGGAAAGTGATCAGCGCCGTTTCTGGGTGCCATGTCCCGACTGTGGGTATGATCAAATCCTGATCTGGCCACAGGTCAAATGGGACAAGGGCGAGGATGGCGGCCACAAGCCGGACACTGCACGGTATCACTGCGTTGACTGCGATGCAGCTTGGCGCGACGAGGTCCGCTGGGCGGCAGTGTCAAAGGGGCACTGGGTTGCTGAGCAGCCCTTTGCGGGCACAGCCGGGTTCCATCTTAACGAGCTTTATTCGCCTTGGGTTCGATTGGCTGCGATGGTCAAAACCTACCTGTCGGCGCGGGCTGGCGGTGATGATATGATGAAGACCTTCATCAACACATCGCTGGGTGAGACCTGGATGGAAAGTGGTGAGGCACCCGACTGGCAACGCCTGCAGGGGCAGAAGGAAGAGTGGACACCCGGCACTGTGCCGGCCGATGGGTTGTTTCTGACAGCAGGCGCGGATGTTCAAAAGGACCGGATTGAGGTTGATGTCTGGGCCTGGGGTAGGGGGCTGCAAAGTTGGCTCATCGATCATGTTGTTATTGAGGGTGGTCCCGGAGCTTCGGCATGCTGGCAGAAACTCTCCGAGCTTTTGGGGCAGACTTGGCAACACGCCAGCGGCCAGCACCTGAGCATTGCAAAACTGGCGATCGATACAGGCTATGAGACCAGCGCGGTCTACGGCTGGGCGCGGCAGATGGGGTTTGGACAGGTCGCACCGGTCAAGGGACTTGAGGGGTTCAACCGCGCAAGCCCGGTGACGGGACCAACCTTTGTGGATGCCACGATTGGCGGCAAGCGGCTGCGGCGCGGTGCGCGGCTCTGGTCGGTGGCAACCTCGACCTTCAAAGCGGAAACCTATCGTTTCCTGCGCCAGGATCGGCCGACGTCAGAGGAAATCACCGCGGGATCTTCGTTCCCAGCGGGAACAGTGCATCTGCCAAATTGGGCCGACAGTGAATGGCTCAAGCAGCTGACGGCTGAGCAGCTGGTCACCGTTAAGAACAAGCGCGGATTTGCAAAGCTCGAATGGCAAAAGCTGCGCGAGCGCAATGAGGCGCTGGATTGCCGTGTTTACGCGCGCGCAGCAGCGTGGATTGCCGGTGCGGACCGCTGGTCGGAGGCGCGGTGGGCCGAGTTGGAGCGACAGCTCGCGGTCGAAACTAGCGGGCCAGCGGTAGAGGCAAACGCAAAACCAACGCTGCGGCCATCTGCAAGAAGGCGGACGATGCGGTCGAGTTATATGGGGTGATAAATGGCCACAATTTCTGAACTCCGCACCCGCCGCGAGGCGCTCGCAGTCCAACGTTCCTCCGGCGTCGCCCGCGTTAGCTATGACGGCAAGACTGTGGATTACCGCAGCGCGGCTGAAATCGACCGCGCTATCGAAGCCTTGGACCGTGAGATTGCCACACTAGAGGGGCTGCGCATCGTACGCCAGGTGCGCATCACCACATCCAAGGGGCTGTAATTTATGGGCCTGTTTGACACGTTCCGTCGCCCCAAGCCGGGCGGCCCCAAAGTGATGCGTGCGCGTCTTGAAGGGGCGATGTCAAAACGCCGGCTGCGGGGCTGGAACCCGCCGCTTGAAAACATCAATGCGTTGGTGGCATCGGGTGGGCCAAAGTTGCTGGCCCGCTCGCGTGAACTGGTGGTGACGAACGGCTATGCGGCGAATGCCTGCGAGGCCTTTGCATCCAACATGGTGGGGGATGGAATTAAGCCGTCCTCACTGATTGAGGATGCAGCATTACGTGATGAGGTCCAGCGGCTTTGGCTTGCTTGGACCGATGAGGCGGATGCTGACGGGCTGACGGATTTTTATGGTCTGCAGGCGGTGGTTGCGCGCGAAATGTTTGTCGCGGGTGAGTGTTTTGTTCGGATGCGCCCGCGCCGGGCCGAAGATGGCTTGCTCGTGCCGCTGCAGTTGCAGCTCTTACAATCGGAAATGCTGCCCTTTGAGAAGACCGAGACGGCCTCAAACGGGAACCGCATCCGCTGCGGGATCGAGTTTGACCTAATCGGTCGGCGGGTGGCTTATCATTTCCGCAGGCGTCATCCTGGCGACAGCACGGATCACCGCGTCGCGATACCAGAAACGGTGCGCGTCCCGGCCGAAGACGTGCTGCATATCTACCGGCCCATTGATGCGGGCCAGATCCGTGGCCTGCCGCATGTGGCTCCGGCCATGGTGCGGTTGTTCCTGCTTGATCAGTATGATGACGCCGAACTCGATCGCAAAAAGACAGCAGCAATGTTTGCCGGCTTCATCACCAAGACAGCGCCGGAAGATCCGATGATGGGCGAGGGCGAGGCGGATCTTGATGGCGCAGCCATGGCCAGCCTTGAGCCTGGCACCATGCAGGTTCTGCTGCCGGGCGAGGATGTGAAGTTCTCAAGCCCTGCTGATGTCGGCGGTGGCTATGAGGCGTTTCAATATCGCACGTTGCTTGCGGTGTCTGCCTCACTGGGGTTGCCCTATCACCTTGTGACCGGTGATGTCCGGCAGGCGAACTATTCCAGCCTGAGGGCAGAACTGGTTGAGTTCCGCCGGCGTGTGCAACAGTTGCAGCACGGGGTGATTGCGCATCAGCTCTGCCGACCGATTTGGCGACGCTGGCTGGATACAGCACAGCTGGTGGGTCGGCTTAATCTGCCTGACCCCGCGGCTGCGCGCACGGTACAGTGGATCCCGCCCCGGTGGGATTGGGTCGATCCCTTGAAAGATATTCAGGCGCAGGTGCTGGCGATGGAGGCGGGCATCACCTCAAGACGCAAGGTGGTCGAGGCCACCGGCTATGATGTCGAAGAAGTCGACCGTGAAAACGCGGCCGATGCTGCGCGGACAAAGCAGTTTGGGCTCGTGTACCGCACCAGCCCAGGCGAGACGCAAGGTGCGCGGGCAACACCGAGCCAGACGCCGGAACCAGATGACAAAGGCGACGAGTCCGCCGCTCAATCCAAACAGGAGTGACACCATGAACAGTTGGTACACGATCCGTGCCCGGGCAACGGGCGCGGAAGTGCTGATCTATGACGAAATCGGCGCCTACGGCGTTTCTGCCAAAGGGTTTCTGGCCGAGCTGGGCGCGTTGCCGGATGATGCACCGATCGATCTGCGGCTGAACAGCCCCGGTGGTTCGGTCTTCGATGCGGTGGCGATCTATAATGCGCTGAGCCGTCATGCAGGCACAATTACCGTCTGGATCGATGGTATCGCGGCCTCGGCTGCGAGCTATATCGCCATGGCGGGCGACGAGATCGTCATGCCGGAAAACGCTTTTCTGATGATCCATGACCCGTCTGGCGTTGTCATGGGCACGGCCGCTGATATGCGCGACATGGCCGGCACGTTGGACAAAATCGCAGCGAGCATGACACGGGGCTATGCTGCCAAATCGGGCAAACCCGAAGATGAAATCGCGGCATTGCTGTCGGCGGAGACATGGTTTGACGCAAAAGATGCGTTGGAGGCGGGGCTGGCCACGCGCATGGCAGAGCCGGTGCGGATTGCCGCCAGCTTTGATATCGGGCGGTTCCGTAACGTCCCGCCTGAACTGGTTGAGGCAGTTGAGGCCATCGCGCCTGACCCCGCAACCACAGCCAGGGAAATCGTTGGAGACGATAACGGTGTGGCAGGCAATGACGCTGCGCCAATCGCATCTGATCCCGCGACCAAGGTTCCCGCCGGGAACGTTGATCCGGTGGCAACAACCGCCGATCCTACGTGTACAAGTGTGCAGGATGAGGGTCTTCAAGCCGGAAACGCCCAATCGCGTGCGGGAGAGAGCTGCGCTGCAGCCGCCAACGCACCACCCGACGCACCACTCGACGCTGGGGCGATCCGCGCTGAGGCGATGTCTCATGCCCGCGCTGTGATCGATCTTTGCCGCCTTGCGGGCCAGCCGCAGATGGCAGGTCGTTTCCTAGAGGAAGACGTGGGGCTCGACGAGGTCCGCCATCGACTTCTGGCAGTCAAGGCCGACGCCACGCCTGACATCACCGCCGCCCATGCCCAACCCGGGCCAGCGGCCTCTACAAATCCCTGGGGCGAGGTCATCGCCCGTACATTTCGCCAAAAAGGATAATCGTTCATGACCATGCTCACAGAAGGAAAACACACAGGCGGCTTTCTCGTCTGGGAAGTGCTGCGTGATTACACCCGCGAAACCGTGACCATCGCCTCTGGCGCAGGTAAGCTTGAGCCTGGCACGGTGCTTGGAAGAATTACCACCGGCGGAAAATACACAAGCTTTGCACCTGGCGCGTCCAACGGCAGTCAGAACGCTTCTGGCATCCTGTGGGACTCTGTGGATGCGAGCGCAGCTGATGCCCCTGGGGTTGTCCTTCTCCGAGGCCCTGCCATCGCTAATCGCCACGACCTCGTCTGGCCTGATGGTGCAACCGAAGCCCAGATCACTGCCGCCACAACTGCGCTCGCCTCAATTGGCATCATTCTGCGCTGAAGCGTAGCCCCAAACCCATTACATTAAGGAGGCTGGCATATGGCCACCATGGATATCTTTGAAGGCGATGCCTTCTCCGTCATAGAACTCACCCGCGCCCTCGAAAACATTCCCTTCAAGCCTGCCACTCTTTCTGGCTCCGATTTGTTCGCAGAACGCGGCGTACGCACCCGTACGGTCGTGATTGAAAGTCGTGACGGCACTTTGTCGCTCATCCCGTTTTCGGAACGGGGCGGAGGCTATGATCAGCAGATGCCGGAAAGCCGGCAGGTGCGGGCCTTCGTGTGTCGTCAGTTCAAAAAGCAAGATGTACTTTGGGCATCCGAGATCCAAGGTATTCGCGAGTTTGGCTCTGAGAGCGTCACACAGCAGGCCCAAGCCGAGATCGCACGCCGCATGCGACGCCTGCGCACTGATGCAGAGGCAACGTTTGAGTATCATCTTCTCAACGGTATTCAGGGCTTGGTTAAAGATCCTCGTGATGGCTCGGTGGTAATCAATTTCGCGAATGAATTTGGGATCACGCCTGTGGCGGAGATTGATTTTGATCTCGATAATCAGTCGCCAGCTTCTGGGGCGCTGCGCAAACGTTGCCAAGCTTTAATTGAAAGTGTTGAGGATAGCTTGGGCGGGCTTGCGGTCGGGCCTGTGCAACTGCGGGCGGAGTGTGGCTCGGCGTTCTTTGCGGATCTCGTGGCGCATAAGGAGATCCGGGAGACCTATCTCAACACGGCTGCTGCGAATGAGTTGCGGGGCAGGGCGGTGGATGAGTTTACCTTTGGCGGTATCACATTCCGCCGTTATGGTGGCACTTCAACCATTGGGGTGCCAACTGACAAAGCGTTTTTCTATCCACAGGGGATCGAGGGCCTATTCGAGATCTACTTCGCACCGGCTGACACCTTTGAGACAGTCAATACGATCGGCTTGCCGCTTTATGCCCGTATGATTCCGGATCGGGAGCGGGATGAGTGGGTGCGTCTGGAGATCGAGAGCAATCCACTCCCGATTTGCACCCGGCCACAGGTGCTGCGCTCGGCCAAGCGCACCTGATGACAGCATTCGCTGATGCGCTTGGTGTTTTGTTTAGGGATGCCAATCTCTCGGTTGAAATTTGGCACCGTGATGTTGAGGGGCAATTCACCTGTGCTCGTGGCATCCTGCGGCGGCCGGATGAACTCACTGACTTTGGCGCGGCTCGGCTTCTCTCAGACACCACCCGGATCGATGTCCGGGTGGCGGATATTCCAGCCCCTCTGCCGCAGGAACAGATCCTGATCGGCGAGGAAACCTTCCTGATCCAGGGCGAGCCGCAACGCGACCGGGAGCGGTTGGTCTGGACCATTGAGCTTACCCCAGCATGAAACTTGGCCTTGATATCAAACCCGACCTCATTGCCGTGATGGCAGCCGAGGTAAAAGCCGGGGAAAAGGCTGTCAGCGCTGCGATGCGTGCAGGGGGCACCGACCTTAAAACCGCATGGCGCGGGCAGATCACTCAAGCTGGCCTCGGTCGGCGATTGTCGAATTCGATCCGGAGCCAAAACTATCCGAAAACCGGGGAAAGTTTGAAGGCCGCAGCTCTGGTCTGGTCGAATGCACCCCAAATCATCGGGGCCCACGACACTGGACCATTGATCCGCTCAAAGGACGGGTTCTGGCTTGCTATCCCAACGCCGGCAGCCGGTAAGGGCGCGCGCGGCAAGGCGCTGACCCCAGGCGAATGGGAGCGGCGGCGGGGTCTGCGGTTGCGGTTTGTCTATCGGCGGAGCGGTCCAAGCTTGCTGGTAGCTGATGGCCGGCTCAACAATCGCGGACTGGGCGTGGCGTCTCGCTCAAAATCGGGTCGTGGACGCAGTACTGTGCCGATCTTTCTTTTGGTGCCGCAGGTGAAACTAGCGAAGCGGCTCAATCTGGAGCGAGATGCTGAACGGGTGCAGGCAGCGGTACCTGGGCTGATCGTGGCAAACTGGCTCGAAAGGTTTAGCGTTTAGCGCTCAAGGCTCTTTGAACAAATGCCTCTGCGTCACCAACAGTTATGATTTCCTCAGACTCTGCATCTTTAATTTCAAGCTCAAACGCCTCTTCTAAACGCATGACCAGCTCAATTTTATCAAGGCTGTTCGCGCCGAGATCTTGAATGAAAGACGTCTCATGCGAGAGTTCATTCACGTTGAGATCAAATTTTTGCGCCACAATTTCGCGAACGGTTACTCCAGATTTATTCATGCTCAGTCCTCCTATAACGGGAGCGATTACCTCCGCCAGTATGCTCATTGACATAGCCATCCCTTGGGAAGAACTCAATGCCCACCACCCGCGAAACCATCCTAAGCGCTTTGACGGATCTGCTTAGCACGATCCCGCATGTGGCTGTTTTACGCGGAGAAGTTCTGCCGGAACGCATTCCGCCGGCGGGGCTCATGATCCTGCGCGATGGAAATCCAGGAGAGCCAAGTGTGACCTTGTCTCCGTTGACCTATCACTTCCAGCACCGAACCGAGCTCGAGGTGGTCGTGCAATCAACGACTGATCGAAACGCTCTCCTTGACGCTATAGTCGGACAAATCGGGGCCGTGATTGCGGTGGATCGAAATCTTGGAGGGCTTTGTGACTGGATCGAGCCTGAAGCGCCTGAGCCGGTCGATCTTCCAGTTGAGGGCGGCGCAAGTCTAAAAGCTGCCATCGTAGTTGTTGTACTACACTATACAGCGGCCAACAGCTTAGAATGACTTTCTGATTGGAAGACTTTAAGCAGCTGCCTTTTGTGATTGCCTCGGTGACGAGGCACGAACAAGTCAAATGCACGATTTGGTTTAGACGGGGATATAGCTGCTCAGGAGATTTAAAATAAAAACAAGTAGGGTGAGACCCACGATAACAAAGATCATGAACGTTGACGGTTTGAGGCTGTTTTTTCTGCCCTTTGGTTTTTTAAAATCAAGTCCCAATGGTTTAGATCTCTGCTCCTTGCCCCCAGACATTAGCAAGTGAAGGCTAGCAGATTTTTTATATAATGCGATGATTTCTTTAATCTTGAGTGGAGCGTTTAGGCCTGCACGTCATATGGCCATCAATCATGGCGCCAGCTTCAACAGAAACGCGTTCACATTGGATATCTGCTTTGGTCGCACTTTTGCTTTTAAACGTTGCATCCTCAGCCACCAAGTTACCGGTGAGAGTGCCGATGACTGTGATGTGCTTTGTGCTGACTTTGCCGTTTATGTGCCCGTCTTCCATTATAAAGAGTGTATCGGCACTAAGATCACCGGTGATTTGACCGCAAAACTCAAGAATACCCGCTGTGGTAAGGTTGCCTGTGATTACAAGGTCTGATTGCACAACAGATTTTTGACGCTTATCTCGCGCAGGAGCGGGCGTCTCACCCGGTAGTGGTGGTCTTGACGATTTACCTAATGGGTCATCGTCAATCACTTCCAGTGTTTTAGGTTTGTTGGCTTCATTTTGTTTTGCAAAAATAGACATCGGTTTTTCCCCCAAGCTTAAGTCAATCAATAAATCACAAAACGTCAAGACAATTGCGTTGAAGGTCACATCCGCAGAAAGGACAGATTATGGCACGAGCCCAAGGGGCGCGGGCGCAGATGGCGTTTGCGTTTGAGACGACTTATGGCACGCCGCCAACAGGCGGCTACACGAAGATGCCCTTCGCCAGTACATCGCTCGGGGCCGAGCAACCCCTGCAAACTTCAGAGCTCTTGGGCTATGGCCGCGATCCGCAGGCGCCAATCAAAGATGCGGTGACAGCGGATGGCAATGTGGTGATCCCGATTGATGTTGAGGCCTTTGGCTTCTGGCTGAATGCTGTATTTGGGGCACCCACGACCACCGGCGCGGAAACGCCATACACGCACGAGTTCCGTTCTGGAAGCTGGGCGCTTCCATCCTTCTCAGTTGAGACCGGCATGCCAGAGGTGCCGCGCTATGCGATGTATTCCGGCTGTATGGTGGACAGCCTCAATTGGCAGATGGCGCGCTCTGGTCTGCTGACCGCAACAGCCAGCATCGTGGCGCAGGGCGAGGAAGTCGCCACCAGTACCGCCGTAGGCACACCAACCACGATCGCGCTGAAACGCTTCGGGCATTTCAACGGAGCCATCACGCGCAATGGGACCAACATCGGGAATGTTGTCTCTGCCGATCTGACCTATGCCAACAATCTAGATCGCATCGAGACGATCCGGGCCGATGGCAAGATCGATGGCGCGGACCCGTCTATTGCTGCCCTGACAGGTAATGTCGTCGTGCGTTTCGCCGATCAGACGCTGGTGACCCAGGCGATCAATGGCGAGGCTTGCGAGCTCGCGTTTTCCTATATGCTGCCGACGGGCGAGAGCCTGACCGTCACAGCGCATGCTGTTTATCTGCCACGCCCGCGGATCGAGATCTCAGGCCCGCAGGGTGTACAGGCCACCTTTGACTGGCAGGCGGCGAGCGATCCGGTTGTGGGGCGGATGTGCACTGTCACCCTAACCAATGACCGCGAGGAGTACTGATGCTACGATTGAACCTGTCTACGGAACCGCGGTGGCTCGATCTCGGTCACGGCGTCCGCCTGCTGGTGGAGCCGCTCACCACAGCTATCATGTTGGCCGCGCGGAGCGATCCGACGATCATCGCCGCTGCAAGCGATGCGGAAACCAGCGCCTCCAATGATGATCTCGCCCGTATCGTGGCCAAAGCTGTGGCCCGCATCGTCGTAAAGGATTGGGAGGGCGTCGGAGACGAGGACGGCAAACCGCTGCCTCTGACGTCAGAGGGCATCGGTGCGCTTCTGGAACTCTGGCCGATCTTTGAGGCCTTCCAGACCAAATACATCGCAGGCGCGCTCATTCTGGATGCGGAAAAAAACGCCTGACCGCTCTCGCCGACTGGGAGTTCGGCGGGGGCGGTGACTATTGCGCGGCATGTTCTTCTGTATGTCCGGACTGCCCACGCAGCCTTCACAAACCGCTAACACTCGAGGGCTGGCAGATCTGGGATCTCGTCCAACGGCTTGGTGGCCAGATACGCGTTGCCGGTGGCATGAGCCGTGGCGCTGTCCTTGGCTGGGATATGGGTGCGGCGCTCCATCTCGGGGCGGCTCTTGGAGTTTCGCCTCTGATCACAGCGGAGCTGTTGCCGCCAATTGAGGCGGTGATGGTGCGTAACATCAGTGACGAGATGTGCTTAGAGGCCAACAGCCTTGATTGAGGGTCATGCGATTAGATAGGGCATAAGCTCACTGAATTTTTGGAATATAGAGCACGGAAGGCAGCCCTTCAAAATGTGCATCACAGGTCAATAGCTCGGCACCATGTGCTTGTGCTGTTGCAAAAATAACTGCGTCAGCTGTGGCCAGCCGATGTGTGCGGCAGGCCTCTGCCGCTGCCAAAGCAATCTCTGTATCGAGAGGGACAACCTGACAGACCTGAGTAAAGGCAATGGCCTGATCTGCTTTGTCTTCTCCCACTTCACGCGTTAGCCATTTAGCCAACTCAAGTTGCACCATACTCGGGACCAACCAGGTATCCTGACCTGGCAGATGCTCCGATATCCGGTCTGCTATGGGTGAACCAATCAGCCATTCAATCCAGGCAGAGGTATCAACAAGGATCATCAGTACCGATCCGAGCGATCACGATAATCTGAGGCTCTTGCCCCCGCTGCGATGCCCTTAAGGGCGTCGCGCTCTGGAACGGGAACCAACAGAACGCCTTGCCCCTTTGGGATGAACGCAAAGATTAGGCCCGCTTCCCAGTGTTGCGCAGTACGGATCGCCTTAGGAATCGATATTTGGAATTTTGAAGAAAGTGTTGCTGTTTCGGTCATGTTTGTACCTTTAACGCATCGATAATCTAAACGTAAGACGTAAAGCGTAGATTTGCAAGGATGACATACTCTATGACCACCAAACAGGTATCCGTCCGCCTCTCTGCGACTGGCGGCCGACAAGTGCGCGCCGAGCTGGAAGGTGTTGGCGAGGCTGGGTCACGCGGCATCGGGCGTCTGAGCCGGGAGCTGGATCAAGCCAATGCGCGCATGGCGGCTTTTGCGCGCCGCGCCAAGATTGCCGCGACAGCTGCTGCGGTCGCCTTGGCCGGTGCTGTTGTTGCAATGACCCGCTCGACGATCATCGCCGCCAATGAGATTGATCAGCTGTCACAAGTTGCAAATGCGGCACCCGAGATGTTCCAGCGCTGGTCGGCGGCCTCCGCCACGGTGGGGATCGAGCAAGAGAAGCTCGCCGATATCCTCAAGGACGTGAATGACCGTGTGGGGGACTTTCTGCAGACGGGTGGCGGTCCGATGGCAGACTTTTTTGAGAACATCGCGCCCCGTGTTGGGGTGACGGCCGATCAGTTCGCCCGGCTCTCAGGGCCAGAAGCGCTACAGCTCTACGTCGACAGCCTTGAGAAGGCAGGCGTCAGCCAACAGGAGATGACCTTTTATCTCGAGGCCATGGCCTCAGACACGACACGACTTATCCCGCTCTTGCAGAACGGCGGGGCAGAGATGACCCGGCTTGGCGCGCAGGCGCAGGCACTGGGCGCTGTACTTGATGCGGATGCGATTTCCGCGATGCGTCGATCCGAACTCGCGCTGGTCAGCATCGGTCAGGTCTTCGCTGGGGTGCGCAACCGGATTGCTGTGGCTCTCGCCCCATCGCTGGAGGCTGCAGCCAATGCGTTTGTCGCGCTGGCGTCCAGCACAAGCCCAATCAGTCGGGGGTTCGACGCGGTGCTGAGCAACCTTGACCGGCTGGCGATCTATGCGAGCACCTTCGCCAGTTTCCTCGCTGGTCGCTGGGCGACCGCGATGGCTGCCGCGGCACTCTCGGTCCGAGGCCTCGCCACCACGCTTGTTGTCCTGAAAGGTGCGCTCATCCGCACCGGCATCGGTGCTCTGATCGTTGGCGCAGGCGAGTTGGTCTATTGGTTCACGCGTCTTGCCTCTGGGGCAGGGGGCTTCGGCGAGGCTATCGGCCTCTTGAAAGACGTTGCGGTCGAGGTTTGGGGCCGGATCAAGATGGGGGCATCAAGCGCCGGGGCTGCGGCTACCGCCATGTTCTATGACCTGAAAGCCGATGCCGCGTCTGGTATGGCCGGGGCCATCGAGAGCGTGGTCGCTTTTGGCAATACTACCGCCAACACTTTCGAGGGCGCGCTAATGGCTGTCCGCGAGATCTGGTCGCGTTTGCCAGCCGTGATTGGCGATCTCGTCTTTTCGGCCGCCAACCGCATGCTCGACGGGATCGAGGCCATGCTGAACGGCGCAATCCGCAGGATCGACGCCTTCACCGGGCGCATTCGAGAGGCTCTCGCGGCTGTGGGCATTGAGACCACTTTTGGTAAGATTGGTGAGATCAGCCTTGGCGATATCGAAAATCCTTTCGCGGGGGCTTCAGCTGATGCAGGGAGCGCCGCTGCAGATGCGTTCCGCCGTGCTTTTGAGGATAACCCGCTCACCGTTCCCGACCTTGGGCTTGACGCGATCGCCGCCGAGGCGCTGGCCACTGCGAACACCTACCGTCAGGCTGAGACCGATCTTGCGGGTGGCGCGACGGCACCGCTCACCTCTTGGGCTGCGCTGCGCGACGCCGTTGCGGGTACCGGCGAAGAAGGCGCGGCTGCGCTGGATGAGGCTACAGTTTCAGCAGATCGGCTATCGGATGCCATGGACCGAGCTGGTGGTGCGGCCGGGAGCGCTGGCGAACGGGTCGTAACCGGGTGGCGTGCGGTCTCAGCATCTCTTCAGGCTTATGCCACGGATGCGCTGAACTGGGGTAAAGGCCTCGGCGAAACCCTGACCGGCGCGTTCAGCGGTGCGGAAAGCGCCTTCCGGAGCTTCGTCGAGACCGGCAAGTTCGACTTCAAGGGCCTTGTGCGCTCGATCCTGGCGGACTTGGCTGTACTGTCGTTCAAGCGCGCGGTGCTGGGGCCCATCGCTTCGGCGCTCTCAGGCATCTTTGGCGGCGGGTCCGTCGCAGCGGCCGTGTCGCATGCGGGTGGTATTGTGGGACTGTCCGGACATAGCCGTTCGGTGCCTGCGATGGCCTTCGCCGGGGCGCCGCGTATGCACAACGGCGGTACCGTGGGGCCGGTTGGCTCCTGGGCGGGTCTCCGCCCCGACGAGGTCCCGACAATCCTGCAACGTGGAGAACGGGTGCTGAACCGCCGTGAGGCCGCGAACTATGGCCAGGGCAGCGGCACTGGCGCGGGCGTCACCGTGAACATCGACGCGCGTGGGGCGCAGATGGGCGTGGCAGCGCAAATCGACGCACGCCTTCGTACGGCCATCCCCGAGATCGCCCGCATTGCGAAGGAAAGCGTCGCCGATGGCCGACGCCGGGGTCAGGTGATCTGAGATGGCCATTCCTGTCTTGCCGCTGACGCTCGTGTCCTCGCTCGAGCGGAGGCTGATTACGTCTGTGGCCGAGGCACGCTCGCCCTTTACCGGCACGTCCCAAATTCAAGACTGGGGCGCGTCGTGGTGGGAGTACCAGTTTGAGATGGCGGTGACCCAAGGCGCCAAGGCCCGTCGGCTTTCCGCCTTCTTCACCGCTCTTGGTGGATTGCGGGGCCGGTTCCTCTTCCCCGATCCCTCGATCGAGGTGCCGGTGGCGGCGGGCAATCCTTACGTGACCGAGGTGCAAGCTGCGGGAGCCTCCACCTTGCGCACGGCTGGTTGGGGACTTGGCCTTCGCGCGGGGGATTTCTTCCAACTGGGCTCGGATGCCACCACGCGGCTTTATCAGCTGATTGCCGACGTGACGCCCGTGGGCAGTGAGGCCACGCTGGCCTTCGTGCCACCGCTTCGAGCTTCCGTGCCGGTCGGCACGCTGCTCGGCCTTGATACCCCGTCGGTCCTGTTGCGGCTGACGGTCCCCGTCCCCTCGGTCATCGGTCGGGCGGATCAGCACCGTTTCACGATCTCAGCGCGGGAGGCGCTCTGATGAGCCGCAATCTTACCGTCGCTTTTGCCACTGCGCTAGCCGATCAAAGCCTCCGGCCCGTCATTTTCTTTGAGGGCGAGTTTGCGACTGGCTGGGTGCGTATCTGGTCAGGGCTGGGAGAGGTGAGTTGGAACGGCCAAAGCTGGGCTGGGGCTGGATCGCTCTTGGGCCTTGGCTCCCTAGACGAAACCGGAGAGGTCGTGGCCGGCGGCACTGCCGTCTCGCTTTCCGGCGTGCCGCTGGACCTTGTGCAGATGGCCATCGATGAAGCGCGTCAAGGCCTGCCGGGTCGCATATGGCTCGGGCTTTTGGCTGAAAACGGTAGCATCATCGCTGATCCGGTTCAGGCCTTCTCGGGCAGGCTCGATGTCCCTGAAATCAAGGATGACGCGGACACCTGCACGATCACCATCAGCTATGAGAGCCGGTTGATCGATTTGACCGTGGCGCGGACCTGGCGCTACACGCATGAAAGCCAGCAGGTCTTGTTCCCGGGCGATCTTGGGTTTGAATATGTGACCGCGATCCAGGATCGCGAAATCACTTGGGGGCGGGGGTGAGGCTTTTTATAGTTTGAAAGGATTTATAATTTGGAGCCGGCCTTCCACAACAAGCCCATCATGCATGTCTTCTGAATAAAGGTTTGTGCAATCGTTGCTCAGAGCCGCGGCAACAATCATCGCGTCGTAAACAGAAAACCCATATCGTTCTGCGAGCGCGCGTCCGATATCATGGATATCCGGGGTGAGATCGCAGACATGACACAGAGATCTGATCCCGGTTAGAAACATCCCGGCTTCATCCCATGACATTGCTGCCTTGCGGCGGCAGTTCACCAAAGCCTCATTGAGCACTTGAACGCTGATCACACCCTTATTGGCTAATAGCTGCTCAGCAATGTCAGCTTTGGGTCCGCCGTCCAGAAGGTAAAGAACAATGTTTGTATCAAAAAAATCACCGCTCATGTGCGGCGTCTCGGCTCAAACGCTGGTTCTGAGACAATCGCCCCCTAAACTGCCTGAGCGACGCCAGAACCTCCTCGGAACGCTGATGTCGTGCGATGGCAAGACCCTGCGCATCTGAATGCACATCAACATCATCGCCTTCTTTAAGCCCTAGTTCTCGCACCAATCTGGTAGGCAACCGAATAGCGAGCGAGTTTCCCCATTTTGCAACCTGCATATAAAACCTCCGCAGCCAATTGGATATACTTTTAAGAAAGTATATCCGTTAAGATCCCAATTCAAGATCGAAAAAAGGCACCGCCAGAAAGAACCGCCATGCCCCGCCTTGCAAACTGGCCCCACCTTCTGGCCGCCGCCATAGACACCGCACGAGCAAAGCCTTTCGTCTGGGGCATTCATGACTGCCCGACCTTCGCTTTTGAGACGCGTATGATCCTGACCGGCGGCGAGGATGTCGCAGCCCTCTGGCGCAGTCGCTACACCACCGCGCTCGGCGGCGAGCGTGTGATGCGTCGTTTGGGCTGGGCCTCGCTAGAGGAGATGGGGTGCTCCCTTTTGGGCGAACCATGCCCGTATGTCCTTCTTGCCAAACGCGGCGACATCGTTCTGGCCGACACCGGTCTTGGGTTTGGCATCTGTACTGGGGCCAGCGCCGTCGGAATGGCCCATGAAGGCCTCGTGACCGTACCGCTGATGTCCTGCCGGCTTGCTTGGTCCGTTTAAAGGCAGCATTTGGCTTTTGTGCCATAGGTGCGCGGCTCGGTCCTCCTCTCCCGAGCCGCGCTTTGGGAAGCGGCAGGCACTGCGGTTTAAGCTCCGCGGCTCTGAGCATCGCCACCCAAAAACGTGTTGAGCAGTTTTATAGCAGATGGCTCTTAATACTTGGCTGCGCATATCGACACAGGTCTTAGACTTGAACTCAGGTATTTATGCTCCATTCATAGGACCCGTTCATGCCCTTCATCGTGACAGCCGTCACCGCGATTGCGGGGGCGATCAGCGGCGTTTTGGCTGCAGGCGGAATTGGTGCCGCGCTCTTGCGGATCGGCGGCACGCTGCTTCTATCCTATGCGGCGCAGGCCCTGATGCCAAAGCCGCAGACCACGATGCAGCCGCGCACCGTGACGATCCGCGAGCCCGTGGTGCCGCGCGACCTCGTCTACGGCCGCACCCGCAAGGGCGGGGTCATCGTCTTCTTGCATTCCTCGGGGTCGGACAACAAGTTCCTCGATCTGGTGATCGTGCTGGCCACGCATCGGGTCAAATCGATCGGCGCCATCTATTTCGAAGGCGAAGTGGCGGTAAATGCCGCCGGGACCGCGCAGGGCCGCTGGGCCGGGAAGGTCATCGTCGAGAAGAAACTGGGCGCCGCCAACCAGACGGCCTTCGCGGGCCTCAAGGCAGCGCTGCCGGACAAATGGACCGAGAACCACCGACTTCGGGGCTGTGCCGCAATCAGGCTGCGGCTCACTTATGACCAAGACGCCTTCCCGGGCGGCATCCCGAACATCACGGTCGATCTCGAGGGCAAGGACGACATCTGGGACCCGCGGACCCAAACCGCAGGGTATTCGGAAAACCCCGCCCTCTGCCTGGCTGATTATATGGCCAATCCGACCTGGGGCATCGGCGCGTGCATTGGCGAGCCCGACGGGATCGACGAGCTGTCCTTGGTCGAAGCGGCGAACATCTGCGACGAGACGGTCCAGCTTGCGGGTGGCGGCTCTGAGCCGCGCTATGCCTGCAATGGGGTGATTACCCTCTCCAAGGTCCCGAAGACGATCATCGAGGGGATGCTCTCGTCCTTCGCAGGTCGCTGCGCCTTCTCGGGCGGGTCTTGGCGTATCCATGCAGGGGCATGGCGCGCACCCGATGTGGCGCTGACCTCGGACCATGTCCGCGAGGGTGGGCTGACACTCGCCACGCGCGTGACCATGTCGTCAAACTTCAACGGCGTGCGGGGGCAGTTTGTCAGCCCCGAGAACGATTGGCAGCCCGACGACTTCCCGGCCTATGCGAGCGATGTTTACTTGGCCGAGGATGGCGGCGAGCAGAAATGGCGCGATATCTCGCTGCCGTTTACGATCTCGGCCTCGATGGCGCAGCGGCTGGCCAAGATTGAGCTTGAACGTGCGCGTCGACAGATGACGGTGCGGCTCTCGGGCAAGCTCTCGGCCTGGGCAGCCACCGTTGGGGATGTGGTGACGCTCTCTTATGCCCGCTGGGGCTTTGCGGAGAAGCCTTTTGAAGTGCATGGGGTGAGCCTTGATCTGACTGCGTCGGGCGATGGGGCGTTATTGCTGCCAGAACTCGTTCTGCGCGAGACTTCGTCTCTGGTCTACGACTGGTCAGCGTCCGAGGAGCAGATTTATGCAGCCGCCCCACGCACGGCGCTTCCCAATGCCTATGACATCCCGGCACCCGGCGCGCCGCAGGTGACGGAAGACCTCTACATCACGCGGGACGGGGGCGGGCTGAAGGTTCAGGCGCGGATCACCTGGGAGGCGTCGCCATCCGGCTTCGTCGCTCAGTACCAGCTGCAGGCGCGGCAAGGCGGGATCGGCGACTGGATCGACTATGGCCGCACCGATGGCACCACGCTCGAAATCCGCGACATTGCCCCAGGAGACTGGGCTTTCCGCGTGAAGGCAATCTCGGTTCTGGGTGTTTCCTCGCCCTGGCAGGAGACCGAAGCTGAAATCCTCGGCCTTACCGCCCCTCCGGCCCCACTCGAGAACGTGACGCTGCAAACGGCCGGTGGCCTTGCGATCCTGAAATGGACGCGCTCGGCCGATCCCGATGTTCGCGTGGGCGGCAACATCGTGATCCGGCATTCCAAAGAGGCGACAGCCACTTGGGCTGATAGCTATTCGATGGATCGGGTCTCGGGCGGTGAGGCCATCGCCGTTGTCCCTCTCAAACCCGGCACCTATCTGGTACGCGCGGAGGACAGCGGCGCCCGCGCGGGCCCTGAAACCAGGGTCTCAACCAAGGGCGCGCAGGTTCTGGCCTTCTCGACCTTGGACTTCCTGCAGGCCGATCCCGGCTTCTTCGGCCCGAAATCCGGGCTGCAGGTCACGGGCGCGAACCTGACGCTGGCTACGGCAACTGCGAACGGCGTGACACAGGTCAGCACGATGGAGGGGCAGTACGGCTTTGCCGCCGGTCTCGATCTTGGGGCCGTGAAACGCGTGCGGCTCCGCTCGGAAATCGGCGTTGCCGCCCTGGCGCTTAATGACCGGATCGACGCACGCACTGCCTTGATGGACACATGGGCCGACTTCGATGGCTCAGCAGGTGCAGAAATCGACGTGCTCTTTGAGATCCGCGAGACCGATGACGATCCGGCTGCATCGCCGAATTGGGGTCCCTGGGGCCGGCTCGACAACCACGAAATCGAAGCTCGCGCGGTGCAAGCGCGGGCGTATCTGACGACGAAGGACGCGTCCTATACGCCCATCGTCTCGCAACTGCGGCTTTATGCCGATGAGGTCGTTTGATGGCGCAGACATCCAACTTCGTGATCGCGAACGACGCAGGCGCGGCCTTTCGAGCGCGCATCAATGAGGTGATCGCCGCACTGCAATCGACGAGTGCCGGGTCCTCGGCACCAACAGCCACGGTTGCCGGTATGCTCTGGGTCGATACCTCGGTATCGCCGCCGGTGCTGCGCCGACGAAACGCCACCAACACAGGCTGGGATGCGCTGCTCGATGCGGCAGGCAATCTGGAGGGGCTGGGAAATACGGCAGTGGCGCGTACGAACCTTGGCCTCGGGACAATGGCCACGAAATCCGCCGCCGACTATGACGTGGCGATCGCGGCAAAAGCTGCGCTGTCCGGGGCAACCTTCACCGGCGTCGTCACCGCCCCGAACTTCGTCTCCTCGTCTGATGCCCAGTTGAAGGCGGAAGTCGAGACCATTGCGGACGCTCTTGCCTTGGTCAGCGCCTTGCGCGGTGTGCGCTTCACCATGGATGGCACGCGCCAAATCGGGGTGATTGCTCAGGAGGTTGAGGGGGTGCTGCCCGAGGTGGTGCGGGCGGATGCGCAAACCGGTCAGCTCTCAGTCGCTTATGGCAATATCACCGGTCTGTTGATTGAGGCTGTCAAAGAACTCACCGCTCGCGTGGCGGCATTAGAGGAGGCGCGCCTATGACTGAAGGTGGGTTTATTGAAATGATCAACTCGGTCTTTGGAGGCGCTGTCACCACACTGATCGGCGCCTTTACCGGCCGGCTGATGTGGCATTCGGGTGAAGTAAAACTCGGCAACCGCCGCTTTTTTGGCAAAGAACTCCTGTGGGAAATCCCCGTCGCCGTCGGCATGGCCCTGATCGGGGAGGCGGCGGCGCGTTACATCGGCCTGTCGCAGCCGGTCTCGACCGGGTTTGTGGCCACGCTTGCTTATCTGGGTCCGCGCGGGGCGGAAGCGCTGCTGGCGGCCTGGCTCTGCCGAAAGAAATAACCCGTCCACCACCAAAAGAAATCCTGCACGCCATCCCATCTGGGGAGGCGTTTTCCTTTGCATGGGAGACAACCATGACGCCATTCGACATCGCCCGAAGCTATATTGGAACAACAGAGGGACCGGGCCCCGCTGACAATCCCGTCATCATGGAGATGTATGCCTCGGTCGGCCACGACTGGGTGGAACATGATAGCGTCGCCTGGTGCGCGGCCTTCGTCGGACATTGCCTCGAGATGGCCGGGATCAAATCCACCCGCAAGCTGACGGCGCGCTCCTATCTCGACTGGGGCGTGCCCATTGACGTGACAGACGCCCAACAAGGCAACATCGGTGTGATCCCCCGCGGCTCCTCCAGCTGGCAGGGCCATGTGTTCTTTATCGATCGGATCGAGGGCGCTTGGGTCTGGGGCCTGGGCGGCAACCAAGACGACGCAGTCACTGTGAAACGCTTTCCGGTCTCGAAACTCCTCGGTGTGCGGCGCGCCGGGAATGTCGCACCTGCTGTGACGCTGTCGGTGAAGGCGGTTCAGCAGCGGTTGAAGGATCTGGGCTATCACGAAGTCGGCCAAGTCGACGGAAAAGTGGGGCCGCGCACCCGCGCTGCCATTTTGGCCTTCCGAAACGACAACGATCTGGCTCTCGTGCCGATCATCGATGTGGCGCTGACCGAAGCGCTGGAAAGAACGTCTCCTCGGAAAATTGCACCTGAGAGGGCATCTGGCGCGCCTGCAGAAAGCCGGATCGTAGCGGCATCCAATGCGCAGATCGGTCTCGGTGTCATTGGTGCAGCGGGCTCAATCGGCAGCCAGATCGCCCCAGCGCTGATGGAGGCCGAGCAGGCCCGCGACATGGCCGGGCGCGTGTTCACCTTGATCGGTCTGGAAAACGCACTTTCCATCGCCCTGCCATGGATTGGTGCGGGGGTGTTCATCGGCGTGGTCGTTTATGCGCTCCGCGCGAAGGCGGCCCGGATCGGCGACCACCGCTCGGGGAAAACGCCATGAGCCTCGTTCTAACCGCGCTGCTCTCCGGCCTTGGTCGACGCTTCGCTTATTGGGGCGCAATTGTTGCGGCCGTTGGCGTCGCAGTCTGGATCCTGCTCCGGCAGGGCAAGCACGCCGCAGAGGCCGACCTCGCCATTCGCCGCGCCGATGCCCGTGTCCGCGCGCTGCAAACGTCCAAGGACATCCGTCATGACCTTCAAAACACTGATCGTACCGATCTTGAGCGCCGGGCTAACCGCTGGATGCGCGATTGATCCGCGGAGTTTGCGCGACGATTGCGATTGGGCCGAGCCTATTCGTCCTTCTCGTGGTGATGTGCTGAGCGATGACACTCTGGCCCAGATCGTTGCCCATAACGAAGTCGGCGCGCGGCTCTGCGGGTGGCAGCCATGACCGTGGCCACTTTGAGCGAAGGTCCGGCGATCCTCGTTGGTTATGCTTGGCGGCTGCAGATTGAGGCAGAGGCACCGGTTTTTGTCGACGGCGCAAGCTATGCCGGCCATCTGCGCCTCAAACCCAGTGACCCGACGCTACTGGCAGAACTCTCAAGCGCTGATGGCGGGATAGAGCACATCACCGATACGGTGTTGGAACTGTCTCTTACACCTGCCCAAACCGCAGGTCTCACGCCCGGTCGCGTGGTGCTGGACTTGGTTCGCACGGATCTCGAGCCAGACCTACACTTGGGCTTTCTCATTGAAATCCCCGTGATGCTGCCGGTGACGCGAGGGCTGAGCCCATGAGTGAAGCGATCCGGCAAACAGGCCCGATCACTATCACCGCGCCGATCAAGGTGCGCGTTGTAAACGGGCCATTCCGTATTCGGCTTGGCGGCCAGCCAGGACCGCAGGGGGCGACAGGCCCACAAGGCGACAAGGGCGATCAAGGTGATCCGGGCATCACGATCCTGCCCACCGACGCCCCCATCAATGGAGGATTTTTCTGATGGCCAATACGATCCAGCTCAAACGCCGCGTCTCCGGCGTGGCGGGTGCGCCCGCAGCACTGAAATCAGGCGAGCTTGCTCACAACGAGGTCGACAACACGGTCTATGTCGGAAAGGGCGACGACGGCAGCGGCAATGCAACCTCCATCGTCCCCTTTGCAGGGAGTGGCGGCTTTCTGGCACTGGTGGGCACGCAGACAGTTGGTGGGGCCAAAACCTTCTCTCTCGTGCCAAAATCTGGACAAGATGCCAGCAGCGGGCCCGATCTTGTTCGCAAGTCGCAGGTCGACAGTCTGCTATCGGCGAAAGCGCCCTTGGCGTCACCCACCTTCACAGGATCGCCCACGGCGCCGACGGCGGTCGCGGGCACGAACTCCACGCAGATTGCGACGACAGCCTTCGTCAATGAGGCCATTGCCGGTTTTGGCGCCGGAGACATGGCAAAATCCACCTATGACACCGACAATGACGGCAAGGTGGATGCCGCAGAAGTTGCGGATGCCGCTCCTTGGGCCGGCATTACCGGCAAACCCTCGAGCTTTACGCCCTCCAGCCACAGCCATTCGATCGCGCAAGTCACGGGGCTCCAGACGGCGCTCGATGCAAAGGCGCCTCTTGCATCGCCTGCGCTGACAGGATCGCCGACCGCCCCCACTGCAACGACCGGCACAAACACGACGCAGATCGCGACCACAGCCTTTGTTGCCGCCGCAATTGGTGCGCTCATCGATGCCGCTCCCGGCGCCATGGACACGCTGAACGAATTGGCGGCAGCCCTGGGCGATGATCCGAACTTTGCGACCACGGTTACGAACGCGCTAGCGGGCAAGCTTTTCGCTGCCTCGAACCTGTCGGATGTTCCGAACAAGGCGACAGCGCGCTCGAACCTCGGGCTGGGGTCCCTTGCCACGCAAGCAGCCAACAATGTCGCGATCACCGGTGGGTCGATCACCGGGATCACACTTGATGGTGGGACCTTCTGATCATGGCCAATACACTTCTTCTTAAACGCACGACTGTCGCAGGCCGTGTGCCCAGTTCAGCGCAACTTGCTGCCGGTGAATTGGCGGTGAATGTGCCCGATGGCAAGCTTTACCTCAAGCGCGTCTCCGGTGCGGAGACCATAATTGAGCTTGGACAGACAGGGCCGGAGGGCCCAATGGGCCCAGCAGGACCCCAAGGCGCGAGCGGGCCCACAGGACCAAAGGGAGATACCGGGGCCACTGGGCCCCAAGGCCCCGCTGGGACAGATGGCTCTCCGGACACGGCGGCCCAGGTGCGCGCAAAGCTTATCACCGTCGATGGGGCTGGCTCAGGGATTGATGCCGACCTTTTAGATGGCAGCCACGCCAGCGCCTTTGCAAAACTCTCAGGCGCGACCTTTTCTGGCACGGTGACGGCGCCAAATTTTGTCTCATCCTCCGATGCGAGGCTCAAATCCAACATCGCACCCATTCCTCAGGCACTGGCCAAAGTGAAGGCGCTGACCGGGATTACGTTCACCATGGCGGGCAATGAGACCCCGCAGATGGGTCTTATTGCGCAGGACGTGCAGAGAGTTGCCCCAGAGGTGGTTGTCGAGGCTGATGGTGTTTTGCGCCTCGCTTATGGCAATCTCGTAGGCCTTCTTGTCGAGGCCATCAAGGACCTCGCCCAAGAGGTTGATCAGCTAAAAAGGACTGCGCTGTGATTGAGACGGGACTTCATGTCATCCACAATACGGGATCGCGGCTCCATTATGCCGTTGATGTCCAGGACACATATGCAGGGATTGCTGTCTTTGAGCCCTGTGAAGAGGGGTCTGTCATGGGCCTTGGGGACGACGCAGTTCTATGGGCAGATATCTTGGCCATGCTTGAAGAGCCGTTTGACATGGCGAACTCTGCGGGATTTGTCGATATGCGCGGCAATGGCCTCTTTGTCCCTGACATTCCAGGGTTAACGCATGGGGCTATATACCGTGGCAGGTCTTACGTGTTCCTTGATGGAATGATCGGCCACGATGAAATCACTGATTATGCTTTGATCGATATCATGACGAATGAGGCAGGCTATCCACTGCCTTGGCGCAATCGCTTTGCGCAATCGGCACGCGAGAAGGTGGATTATTCCTTTCGACATCGGGCGCGAACGCAGTGCTCCAACGCGCTTGTTATTTTTATGCCTATCGCGGGGGCTCTCACAACCGCCCGTGTCGAGCTTCTTTGTGATCAAGACCCCATCCTTTTAAACGGCACGACGATTACAGGCAGGATTGATGACGCGACAATTCCAAATGACGGGCAGTGGTTCAAACAGTTTTATTTCCACGTAAAGACAGCGCTTGAGACTGTCACGGTTGCCGCCGGCGCGCGTGTTGACGTGCCAATAGCGCTGCGTTGGAACAAGGACGACATGCCATGCGCTCATGCGTTGAGGCTCAAACTCGAAAGTGATGCGGGATATCTGCCAAAGCGCCGGTTAATCACCGATGAAAACGGGTTGGGCAGTTTTACGATCGAGGCGCTAGGGTTGAACTCAGGGGATCATATTGCTGTTAAAATCAACACCGAGCATTACACGGCCATCGGTAAAATCATTTTGGAGGTTGTGTGATGGACCTTCAAACAACGACGGAAATCCAGCTGATTTATCCTGCTTTTGTTATGCACAAGCACTGGGAGATGCCAGAGGGCTTTAACGATCGCCTGCATGCGCTGGCCGCCGAGGACGCTGAAGCAAATCGCATCCAAGATGCGGGCGACGGGAGAAACGTTGGTGATCAAACCAATCACCTCGGGCATCTGCGCCATAACTTCCTGATGGATCGACGCGACCCCGTGATTGCAGTGCTGGCGCAAATGGTGGCAGCAGCGGTGCGAGAATATTTGCAGATTGCTTATGGTTATGATCACAAGGGCGAGATTGCCATGATGTCGGATACCTTCTGGCAGCGTCGCTCAAAGCGCGAACACATTGGGATTAACGCGCATACGCATATCCAGACCGATATTGTCTGCACCTATTATCCGCGCGTGGTATTGGACACTGATTGTCCTCAGACCTCGCTACATCGTGGGGCGGTGCGCTTTTACGATCCTGCAAATGTTGGCAAACGGCTTTGGCCTTGCAACAATCCAGATACCTACATGGGCGGCTGGTACGCCGTTGAGCCCAAAACCGGCTCGATGCTGGTCTTTGAAGGGCATGTGCCCCATGACAGCACCTATTTTGAGGGCGAGGAGCGGATGTGCATTCCGGTTCTTTGTGCGCTCGAGCTTCCCAATTCCCACTGCAAGGCAGGTCTCGCCGAGATTTTAGCCCATCAAGCGCAAGGAGACACAGATGGCTTATAAAGTTGGGTCAACCATCGTGATTAACGACAGCGGCTATGTGGATTGGTCACGGATTTCCAATAAGCCAGCGATTGGGGCTGGCGACATTACCTCCGTTGGGATCTCCAATGGGACGCCGGCAAGCGGTGTGAAATTTGTAAATAACCAATACACGCTCAACTCACTCTCTGTGTTTGCGGCCAATAGAAGTACAACGGGCAACTGTAATTGCACGGCAAATTGCTATGTTGAGAGCCTCTCGGGAGGAGGGACATCGGGTGCAGTCACAATTACTGCGAACCGGAAGTATTTTAACTGTAATTGCAACTGTAACTGTCGGTGCTGAGGATGGATGTTCGCAGCACGACGCTTGAGCTCTGGCCCGCAAGGATCAGCTTTTTTGAAACCCCGCCGGATTGGGAAGTGAACCGGCGCCTGGGAGATGAGGCCATTGCGCGGGCAGGGGGTGTGGATGAGAAGACACCCGGCAGCGCCGCAAAGCGGCGGGTTCGGGGTATTTTGGACGACAGCACCGAAGGCCAGGCGCTCAAAGCGCATCTCTTTGGCTGTGCACGCTTAGTTCTTGGAAACTGGTCGATATATCTCGATCCCAACCTTTGTGAAAACCGCGCCCTCGTGATTATGCCCGGCGGCTTTATCTCAACCCACAAAGATAGCCGTGAGGGGGATTTGACATGCGTGCATTTTTTAACCGGTAGCGGCGCAGGGCAGCCCATTAACAGTGTTGGGATGCCTCGCTTTGTGATTGAAGACCCATCGCGCTACTTTGATGAGGGGCGCTTGCCCTTCGAGAGCCGTCATGGCTTCTCAGTCAACCCAAGGCCAGGGCTGTCGGTGTTCTTTCCTTCCCATATTCCCCACAACCAGCATCCCTACACAGGGCGCAGGCCCCATGTGCAGGTCGTGGCGAACTTCCGCCTAAACCTGCCGACTGCAATCGAAGAAAGGCTTTTTGACTGATGTGGTTTGATTTAACCTTAGAGGCACGCGATGGCAGTCGCCATCATATGCGCTACAATTCGCACACCTCCGAATGTGAAGGCTTGCCGCTTCCGGTGGAGCCGGGGGTATTTGAGCCGGTTGAGCGCGTGTCAAAGTCTGCGCCGCTTGGAAAATCACGTGCGCCCCGCGTTCTCAAAATCCAACTTGGGCTATCGTGTAACTACGCCTGCAGCTACTGTAATCAAGCTGTCCAGATTGGTGATGCGACCGTTTCCAAATTAGCAGACGTTGCGCAGTTTCTGACCCAGCTTGATGGATGGATCGCACAAGCCCCGGAACAGATTGAGCTTTGGGGCGGTGAGCCTTTTCTCTACTGGGCGAAGATCAAACGGTTAATCCCCGCGCTCGCGGAGCGGTTTCCGGAGGTTGTGTTCTCGATCATCACGAATGGCTCGCTCCTCGACCGCGAAAAGCTCGACTTCATCGAACAATACGACATTGCCATCGGGATCAGCCATGACGGGCCGGGGCAACACTTGCGCGGACCTGATCCGCTAGATGATCCTCACAAGCGGCGCTGGATTGAAACCCTCTTGGCCGAGCGCTCGGAAAAGACCAGCTTTAACGCAGTGCTGACGCGAGAGTATCACGATCTGCGCGCCCTTAAGGCTTGGTTTACTGAGAAGGTCGGGCCGGATGTGTTTGTCGGGCTCGAAGGTGTTGTAAATGTCTATGACGCAGCGACCGCAATCGGGACAGGGCGGTTCGAGCCCGCGGAACTGAATAGCCTGACGCGGTCGATCTTCGAGGCGCTGGCGGAGGACCCGAATGCGTTTGGCCTAGGTGAGCGTGTCGACGAGTTCTATGCATCGATCCAGCGCCGCCGGCCCATCGAAGCCCTCGGTCAAAAATGCGGAATGGACAGCCCAGACGCCATCGCCGTCGATCTGCGCGGGAACGTCATGACCTGCCAGAACACCGGGGCAAAGGGGGCCCACAAGATTGGGCATGTTGCCGACTTTGAAGCGATCGCGCTTGATACCGCGACGCATTTTGCGTTTCGGGACGAGTGTATGGCCTGTCCCGTTGTCCAGCTCTGCAAGGGCTCCTGCATGTTCCTCGAAGGGGACTTCTTCAAGCAGAGCTGCGCCAACGAGTTTGCGTTTAATATGGGGATCTTGATGGCGGCTGTCTGGCATTTGACGGGGATGGTGGTGGTTGGGGTGGAGGGCGGCTGA